TGTAAGGATTTTTGCTGGCGTAGAATAAATAGACGAGACAGAAGTTTCGTCCAGTCACTCCACAAGGGTGCTCGACAGATGTGGCCTCGCCTCTCCGATAAGAGAGAAAAGGCTGCACTTGTCGCACACGCCCAGCTTTTGTCCCGCCCCACTGAGAAGGTCCCGGATGATCTGCTGCACATGGTGTGCCGCGTCGCCAAAGACTGTTTTCGTGGGGTGGACGTCCGAACACCCACCAAGGTCATCCCCTCTAGCAACGCATGTTACCAGAAAGGGAGGAGTAAAGGCGGATCACTTGGAATGTGTTCCCCCCTTGACCTTACTCCATTCACCGCACTGGACCGCAAGGTCCGCTCAAACCGGCCCCTCCACCGCACTCAATCCGACTGTCTTAAAGACAAGATATGTCCGGATGTTTGGCGAATAGTTGAGGGTTTCCTTGATCCCCTCGAGGACCTGACTACTGTCACCTCGATTTCGCAACATGGCATGGGTGCTCTCCCCTTACTAATCAGTAAGACGCATGAGTGGCGTGTATCACAGTATGAATTTTACCTAAAACGGGCTGTAAAGGAGACTTGGGATGTATTTCCCGATGGCACCTCTCTCTCTTCAATGGTAAAAATAGTCGCACTGGCTGAGCCTGGAAAATTCCGGATCCTCAGTGTCGGTTGTGGCTATCTGTATACCGCATTACAACCTCTGCAAGGTCTCTTGCTTGATTGCTGGAAGGCCACTGATTATGCATCCATGCGCCACGATGACCTTATCGAACGGGTTAATTCCCTTCACTCTAGGCATCCTGGTTATCTATTCTTTTCTATCGACTATAAAGCCGCAACAGACAACCTGAGGCGTGCAGCCACCCTTCGATTCATTGAATTACTTCCTGATGGAACTCCGTTAAGGGACCTTGCCTGGATGAGTTTAGCTCAGAGCTCAAAAGCTCGCTATCCCAAGGCTTTTGGTATCCCTGATACTGTTCTCAGCGAGGGTCAATTCATGGGTCATCCCCTTTCTTTCCCTATACTGTGTGCAGTCAATCTTGCTGTCTACCGCACTGCTCTTGAGCGGTGGCGTGATATGGCATGGGATGTTGGCTGCGACTTTGATACTGACTCCGAATACCATAGGAGGAACGAGGTTATTCTTGACGTCTGGGATGATGTTATCGTCAATGGCGATGACATGGTCTTTAAGATGGAGGAGAGCTTCCTTCCCGTGTTTAATTCTACTGCGCATGATGCAGGTCTTATCATCAGTATTGGGAAAAGTTACCTTTCGGCGGACACTTGTGAGATGAATTCTCAGCTGTTCGGCCTTGTGGGAGGGTTTATGAAGCGTTTTGGCTACCTGAATATGAAAATCGTGAAGG